TTTGGTACTGCACATTCTCCAGTTACAGTACCTGTAAAATCCATTCCTGAAACAAAACCTGAAGTTGTATTATTACATAAACTAAGATCTATCCCAGCTTCTAGAGCTGTTAACACTATATTATTAGAAGCAGTAGTTACAGTTAATAAATCTGTATCTCCACTTTTTATTCCTTTAAAGTTTAATTGATTTTTATTTGTAACACTTACATATAAATCTTCACTGCCAGTACCTGAAGTAGAAAACGTAGGAAACAAAGATGCAACTGAAAGTTTATTTGGTACTCGTGTAGTTGAATTAGATGTTTCTAAAAAATGTTTACTGTCGACACTTGTTTTAGATAATGTTTGTAAATCTGATATAATTCTATTAGTTGCCATTTATTTTATTTTTATTTAAATTAAAGATATGTCACAGTCCTTACAAAATTTATTTGCAAAGTTAATAAACTTATCGTAATAATTAGTAGTTGTTGTAACACTTATTTTTGTATAATCAAGACATTGTGTATAATGTCCAATTTTTCCATTAGGGAAACATCCAAAATGAGCTCCTTGTGGATTAGCTGGAATTGTAGTTAATTGCCAAATTGTTCCATTTAATTGTGCTGCAAATGGACTTGCTATCGGAAGATCCCATTTAACGTAATCTCCTACAAAAGTAAAATTATTTGATGGATTAAGTCCTGTGTTTCTTCCAAACCACCCAAACGGAAAATTATCATAACTTGTAACTGTTGTCCCCTCTCCTGTATTTTGTACGCTTGCTGCAGCATGATTTGGATCATGATTTAGCCCTGTACTAGGACCGCCTATAGCCCATAACTCCTCACAATTTTTGAGAGAATTAATATTAGCTGTTTGTACATCTGCACAATTAAATAAACATTCTAAATTATGTTGATCTAATAAATAGTTAATAAATATTAATTTCCATTTATCCATTGTAGAACAATCTACATTAGTTCCTATTTTATATTGAGACAACCAGTCACTTCCTTTTTCTACAAGACATCCTGATATTTTTAATTTTCTATCTTCTAAATCTTGCGGAATACATGGATTAGGTTGTTCATCACCTATATCATAATCACATTGACATGGAGTATTTGCATTAGGATTATAGTTTATAGCGTTTGGATCCATACACCCACAAACTATACAACAACAATCACAAACTGCAGTTGCATCATAGTTATCAGCGGCTGGGTCTGTACACCCTACTTTAGGACTAGTACTACCTATAGTAAAATATTCTATTTTCGAACATCCAAGACTGTCTGTAACTTTTACATTATAAGTTCCTAATCCTAATAAAGAGTATGTATCAGATGTGCCACTTCCAGTATAAACTCCTGTACTAGAAGTTCCTCCAGTAGTGTCAGCATAAATAAGAGTGCTATTAGATGAATCCCATATTTCCCAAGTCCAATTAGTTGCTACAGTATTAATAGTAACTGTAACACTAACAGCACCGTCATTATTAAATACAGTACAAGTTGATGTTGAAGATGTAGTATTTGTAACAACAGTGTTTTGAGTAGAACATGGAAGTATACAACATGCTTGATCATTTATATTAGCAGATGCTACAGTTTTACCGCAATCACAACTATATAAATAATTTGTAGCGGATGGGTCTAAACATGATCTGTACTGACAAGAACCATCATCAACAGCTGCGCTAGAATCATAATTTACAGCACAAGGGTCTGTACATCCATATATAGGTGGAGGTGGACAAGTTATTAAATTACAACATGTAGGATCATTAGGGGTATTACAAGAATATGTTCCGCTACCATCACCTGGATCTATACAATTACCATTATTACAATTCCAACTAGGATAAATACACGGCGCAGGACATGGTGGAGCTGTTGGGTCATAATTATGTGCAAGTGGATCTTGACAACCTGAACGAGGTAAGGTAAATAATTGTTGATCTTCTACAGTACATATCTGACCAGTTGATTGATGTGTAGCTGTTAAGATTATTTTATACCAGCCTGTTCCATTAGTAGAAAAGAAGCTACTAGAACACGGTGAACTTTGACCTGTAGGACTATCATAAGTTGTTATTGTAGTACTAGAAACTACACCTAAAACATAAGTTCCAAGAGAAGTCCAAGTTGAAGCATTAGTAGAAAATTCCCATTCTACTACTACAGTACGGTTAGGGTCACAAGCAATTTCAGCTGCAATTATAGGAGAGCAAGAACCACAAGTTACACTATCTTTATTAAAACTTTGTATACTACAACAAGCATAAGTAGATTGGCATAATAAACTATTTTGAGCATCTCTAAGTGCTAATAGACTAGGTTGAGTCATATATGACGCATTACCTGCATCATCACAAACCTCAGCTTCTACTACACCATAAAATTCTGAAAAACAATTTTCAAGTGTTTTAGTATCATCTGTATCTACATATCTTACTCTTATGGTGTAAAAACCATATGCTAAACTTGTAAAACTATTTGCTGCAGTAGTTCCAATATTATCTAATGTACCTGCATTTATAGTTCCTCCTATTTGTGTTGCTCCAGCAGCAGTAGTAGCTTCTCCTTGATTTACTGTTTTGTATAAAAGAAATTCAATTTTTTCAGTGCTATGATAATCTAAATATCCTGCAACAGCAGCAATTATAGAAGCAGATACTGATAAAGTACCATCACTATTATGTACGGTAGACCCTCCATATCCTGAACTCCAAGTTGCAGATGTAGCATTAGCTACAAAACTATCAAATAAGTCTGTAGAAGTGCTTCCTAGAACGACCATATTTGGATCATGTAATAACCCATCAACTGCATCACATAAAATACAACTTCCATCATCAGTAACTGCCGATGAAGAATAGTTTACAGCAGTACTATTTGTACAACCAATTGGAGCTGCGAGTTCATTTATTACATGATTAGTTTCTACATAGCATCCGAGCTCATCAGTAATCCTTAATGTGTAATATGGATTAGAAGCATCATTTGGAACTAAAGCTCCCCATTGCCCTTGGAAGCCTGTAATAAATACTAAAGTAGGTGTTGCATCAGACTGTGAATATACTGCATTACCAAGTTCATCTTCTAAATAAAATTCAGTTGCGTTATTATTAAGATTTCCTGCATACACAGGACCTACATAAGCTGTAACTGCGCTTCCTCCAGAAACAGCGTCATAAAAAGTATGTCCTGATTGAATTTTCATTCCAGGAACTATTTGAGCATTAGATGATACAGTAAATCTATTTGCTGTTCCTGATGTATCATTAACTGTTGTAGCTATAGAGACTGTAGCGCCTCCTGCTGGAGCATTTGTTCCTGTAACAACTGCTGAACCATTTGCTTTTGTAACTACAGCGGTATACATACTACCAGTAGACCACGTATCACCTGATGGAGATCCAGCACTTAAAGTATTCCAAGCTATAGCTCCATTATTAGCATTATAATCAGAATCATAATTAGTTGATGTTACTATCAAAGTACATACTGTACAACATGCTTGATCATGTGTATATGACACATTTGCAGAATTAATTCCTCCAGGTAAATCTGCTGTTGGAATAGTTGAGCTACTACAATCTTTTTCTGTATCTTCATAGTGAGAAGGATTACCAATGCTATTACAAACTGTATAAGTTGTATTTGTAATACTACAAGCCGTAATATTCTCTGAATAAAGAGTTGTATAGGTAAACAGTTGTGGTGTAGCATTTCCAATTATACTTAACTTTGCCCAATTATAAGTTGCTGCTGCTTGTGAATAAGTTTGAAGAGAACTAGAATATGTATTTATTCCGTAACCACTCCAAATATTAGTTAATGTACCAGCACTTAAGGTGTTCCAACTACTAGAAGCAACTAGATCAGCATAAGTTACACCATTAATACTGTCATGACCATATGTTGCGTTATTAAATATAGCTAGAATATCTATTCTGGAAATAATTTGTTTTGATGCATATGATGATAAAGGTGTCCCTATAATACCATTAATACCATATTCATGCGCTAAAGGATCTTGATGTGAAGTATTACTATTTTGCCAATAAAAGTCAACTCCGGCAGCATATTTTTTTATAAAAGATCCTTGATGAGCAGTTCCAGAATTAGATGAAGAAGAATCTTGAAATCCTGTATATATAAAATAATCGTTTGATATTATATTTGCTCCTGAACTATGACCACTACTACTCATTAATAACGAAGTTTCATGACTATAAAACTGTTCCGTTGCGATACTACTGCTACAATCATATGTTTCTATTTCAGACTCATTGCTACTCAAAGCAGACATGTTAAGATCAAGATATGTAGTAGAAAATTTAACAGGAGACACATCTTCAAACTCTTCTATATGACCTGACGCGTAAGTAAGTTTTATCTTTACAATATAATGTCCACCTGGATTAACTGCTCCGGAAAACTCATGTGTACCATATACTAAATGTAAATGGCTTCCAGTATCCCAAAGCGCAGGATTTGGTGCTACTCCAGATGTAAAATTAGCTGGAGTGTAAGTAGTAATATCCTCCATACTAATAAGCTCATCATAACCTGAACCATTATTTGGTAGTTTATTAGCACTAATAACTAATCCATATTGTGATGGTGTACGGTTAGGCGCTTGAAAGGATCTACTTTCACCAGACCCTTCAAGTAACATATTAGATGTATCTGCTCGACTGTTACAAAATAGACAATACCAACGTTTAACTTGGGTCCATCTTTTACCTGATGTTTTTGAGGTAATAGAACTTCTACTTATTTTTCTATCCGTATAAGCTTTTATATTTAAATTATATTTACTTTTAGGATTTAAAGGTTCTACAATACTTAAACCCATAGATAAATCTGTAAGAGTAGATTTACCAGTAAGAATCTCGTTTAAGCCTTTTGACGCATCACTTTTATAGTCATATTTTATATCCGTAATACTTTCTATATCCGTTTGTAGATTTGCGTCTTTATCTAAATATCTTTGATCTATATCATAGTCGTCTTGTGCCATATATAAGTTTAATTATTTTAACAATTACATCCACAACTTTCATCACAGATTGCTCTTGCTTTTTTATATTTTTCTAGTATGTCTATATAGTATCCATTGTTAGTCATATTACTACCTGCTATCTCTACTGCAGATTGAGCACTTTGAAGTAATAAAAATACTTTTTGAGCTTTTGCTAAAGACGAAGCACATTTTGGACAATCACATTTACAATCAATTAACTCATCAGTTAATTTAGTTAAGCAACAATCTATGTCACATTTTATTAATAAGGGTTTACAAGCTGATGGTTGAGGGGTTCCTTCATTTACACATACTTTAAAAACTCCATATTTTTCCGCAAGATTTTCTGTAGGAATATTTAATAGTCCTCTTCCAGTTCCCGCATCATAATCCATAATAGTTGTATAAACTGAACTAGTATCTACATTCTCAACAGTAATAGTTGCTTGTACTGAAGTTGGATCATATCTACTTGATCGTATAGTTATAAATTTACATGAATTAACTACATTTATATTGAATGCCATAATTTTAGGTTTTATTTAAAAAAAAGACCAATAGGGGGACAATGCCCCCTATAAGTCTTATGTTAATTATTTTTAGTTAGCGTCTCCTGAAGGAAGATACTCAACATAAAGATCATACTCACCTGCAGTAAATGCATGTGATAAAGTCACTGTTAGACTACCTGCTGCTGTTGTAGCTGCTGGAGTATTATAGTGTACATCTACCGCAACATAATCTGCATGATCAAATTGTGTTGCCGCATTGATAGTTAAACCACCTAGTGCAACTGCCATTGTTGCAGCACCTGTATCTGAAGCTAAAGCTGTTCTAGCCGAACCAGTTACTCTCAAAACTATTGCGCCAATTGGTATGTGAAAATTCATCGCTGGAGTAATTGTTGTTGCAGCTCCACCATCTACATTGAAGTCATATTTACAATGACCTACTAATACTTTACTGTATCCCATTTTATTTTATTTTTTAAAGGTTATTATTTATTATTTATCTCTCCTCCTATAATGAAATACTAGCAAAGCCAGCATCTAACATATAAGGATTCAATTGATTCTCTAATATTACACCACCAGCTTGTCCTGCTTTCACTGCTAAAGTAATGTCTATAACATTATCTACACCGTGAATTTGAGAAGCTGAAGATCCATCTTTAGTACATGCGATATGATACATATCATATGTTGTAGGAGTTGTTATATCTGTATATGTTGTTGGTGCAACAGGCTGTGAAAGTCTGTTATAGTAACCAAAGTTAACACCTTGACTATTATATTCTAACTCTCTAACTGTGTACGCCATACCTATACCAGCTTTATGTGCTCCTACTATAGCTATAGCTAAAGATCTTGCTGCGTCAGTAGCATTTACATCTTCAAATGATACATCAAACATTGTAGGTTCCCCTTCATTGATTTCACCATCATTCATCGTTGCTCCAGTAATAAAACCAGAGAAGTCAAAAGTAGCATCACTATCTCCAGTATTATCACAATTAACCCAATCAGCTTGATCATCAGCAATTAATGCTTTTAACCCGTCAGCGATATTAGTTGCCGTTTCACCTATAGCATATGCATAAGTCCATGATTTAAAGTTAAAAGGTTCTACTCCATTTGTTTGGTTACTAACTTTAATAGTAGCTTCTCCTGCTGCTGTTGCAGTTAAAGCTGAAATTGTATATGTTTCATCTTTAGCTGTAGCTGCTGCATATGATCTACCACCCCAGTTTATAACATCTTTTCCATAGAACCAAGGACTAACTATATTTTGTGTAGCTGTTCCTTGAACTATTCTAATCTGAGCTGAATCTGTTATTGTCTCACCTGGAACCAATTTCGTTGGTCCTGATGCACTCAGTTTTTGTACGTCAATAGCGCCATTTGCTAACAAACCTGTTGATGCGTAGGTAGCTGTGGCTCCTGTTGAAACTATTACGTGTCTTGCCATTTTTTTTTGTTTTTTAAATTAATATTTATTCATTTTTACCCACCTCTAATTGGTGAGTTTTGTATCGAGGGTCACTAATTCCCTCTAGTATGCTGCTTACTGTCATGTCCACTATCTCTTGATGAGTGTGTTCAGGTAGCTCGCAACTAATCCCCAAAGTTAGTGAAATTTCCTTTGGTTTTCTTATATAAGTTATTTTTACCTTATCTATTATAAATATATCACTCGTATAAATATCTATGTACTCTCCTCTCATTGTAGTTAAAGGAGATGTTTTTTTTGTTGTATTAAACGGATCATCTAAAAGCTTAAATATATCGTCCTGTTGTATAAATTTATTAAATGCAATTTCTTTTGTTGCTCCGATTGGAGGCAACCTTTTAGCTCCTAAACCATTATCAACATATTCTAAATAACTTACAGAGTTAGAATCATCTTCCCATCCAAGTGTAGAATTATACATTCCAACTAAAGCTGTTATTAAAGGGCTAGTTGCAGTAGTAGTTGGTGCAGATGAGTCCCAATTAACCCAAGAATATGCTGTTAAATCTATAATAACAATAAAAGAATTAGGATAACTTAATTGACCATATTGTTCAAAATATATTTCAATCCCAGATTGCCAATTAGTTGGGTCAATTAAAGCATTTTTTAAATTTAATGTGTCTTGAGGATATGTATAAGTATTATAATTTAATGTTGTTAAAGATTGATTACCTAATGAAGGATCAGAAGGATCTGCTAAAATATTAAATTTTTCTACATACTTAGTTCCATCATCTAAATTATCAAAAGGAACAATAAAGTAAGCTGTAGGATGATAGTCATCTAAGGAATAATTAATAGGTTTACAATCATCTATAAATATTTCAGATCTTTGATTTACTAAATATAAATAATCAGAAGGAAGTCTAAATTGATCTATCCAAAAATCATTACTATATTGCTCTTTAAAAACAACTGGAGCAGCATATTCTTTAACTAAACTACGAAGATCATCAATTCTTTTTTGACTTTCTTCAAATCCTTTTTGATATATATTATTTTTACCATACTTTGTATTAATAAATCTCTTTTGAGATTTATTTAATTCAATATCTATTTCTTGAGGTAATAGCATATCAGCCTGGAGTGAATTAATTTTATCCACTCCTTGCTGAATTGCTAAATGCATTTGTCCTACATTCATATTATATTAAAGATAATTCTTTAAGTTTTGCTCTTAATATAGTTAATTTTCCAGAATTCTTTTTATCTTTAAGGTGAACAACAGTATCTTCTATTGTATCTCCTAATACTTCATCTATAAAAATTACCTGATTTCCAATTTTTCTTAAAACTCCAGCTGAGATCATTTCTTCAATCTCCGCTTTTACTTCTAAGTTTTTATCTGTTGCAACTCTAATAAACTTTTTAGGATTGCTGTTTTTTAATTCATAAAGAGAATTCTCAATTTGATCTTCAGTCATCCTTTCAGGATTACTATTAGACATCAATCTTAAAATTCTTTTCATATTACTAAGATTTGAAGAAACTTTAATAAATTCTTTATCTGCATCTTTCTTAAGTTTAATAGAGTTATTTTTAACTTTATCTTCCCTTGCAAGATCTTGAATATAGAATTTTTTAGTAATATCTGATTCCATTTCTTCTTTCGTTAATGCTACATAAGGATGTTTAATTGCAAAATTATATTTAATGTAATCCATAATAGTTATTGGAGTACCATCTTCATGTAAACCTATCTCTAATTCAATGCCTGTAAATCCTACAGGAATTGAAAGATCTGCCCAGAAATTCTTAGAATGTTTAGGCCAGTCAACATGTTCAGGTGAAACATCTAATATTTCTTGCATATATTTCTTTTCTTCTTTTGGGGTAAACCCCTTTAAAGGTTGTCTATTTACATAGACACTACTAAGCCTTGTTGTTGCTTCAGCTCTTACTGCTTTAGGCAAATGACCTCCTAGGTCTTGTCGCCTTAAAAATACTTTTTTACTCATAATAATAGTTCTTTTAAAGTTTTAATTAAGTGGATGTAAAGAATAACTCTCCGTATAATAATCAATTAAAGAAGTGGGGGATTGCTCCCCCACAACCTTAATCAAAAACCAATATATAGACGCAAATTAATGCCAGATTAAGACGCTACACATGTAATATCAAGCGAAGTATCAAATCTCTTAAGAGCGATACCAGCTGTTTTTAACATATGAACGCTTGCCCCGTCAACATCAGACGCTCTGGCAGAAGTTGAATCAAATCCTCTAGGGACTACAGATCCAGCTACACACCATCTCATAGACTCACGACCTTTCTTAGAGATCATTTGTAGGTTATTTTGACCATCATAATTTGATTGATCAACAAATACCATTCTATAAGATTCAAGAGAGTATCCAGTAACAGGGTGTTTCGAACGAGCTTGTGCAACAGCACCGTGGTCAAACATAGGAAGTTTTACAACATTCACATTATGCCCATCAATATGCTCGTACGAAGTAAAGTAACCACTCATACCTAATGATCTACCAGATCCAGTGATGAAACGATTCTCTCCACCTACTTTCCAAGTATTACTTGAGAAGTGAGATTTAAGAGCCTCATCAAATTCTCTAGCACCACCAGTACCAGTATAAAGAGTCACTTGTTTTTTAGAAGCATCAGTCATTTGGTAAAATAAATCACCAATGATGTTCTTTAATTTAGATTCAGTCATTGTAGAGTAAGTATCTGTTTCAATAATTTGCTCTAAAAGACCAGGACCTACAATTACAGGTTGTCCATTCTCATCTTTCATATAAGTATGTCCGTTTGAATCATAAGTTTTTTGACCATACCAGTAGTACATTTCACACTCTTCTTTAAAGTCAAGCATGTGTAAGTACTCTTCATAGTCCATCCAAAGTTTAGTAGTAGACCCACCTTTAGTTGGTAGAGCAAACTCTGCTACATAATCTTTAGCGTTTCCAGACATATGGTAAGATTTTCTAACTGTAGTTAGTTTGTTTCTTACTTTACCTGGAGTTTCCCAGTTTGAAGCGTTACCTCTAGAGAAGTCTACTCCTACCGGTGCATACATTTGTGCCCAAAGCACACCTGCTAAACAGTCAGCTGCTGGCATTACTGCAGTAGTTGCTGGATTTACCAGTTGTAATGTATATTTAAAATTTGCTCCTCCAGCTACTTGCTCTGGAGCTTTCATAATACGCGCTTGTGCCCCTGATTGAGATACTAATACGTATGGGAATACAAAATGTTTGTCAGGAAATTCCAACTCAAAAGTTGCTCCTCCTTGTCCTATTGCTGTTCCTGTTGGTCCTGCTGCTGCCACTGGTCTCGTTCTCAATCTATGTGTTGCCACACGATATTCATACTCCAAGCGATCAATAGACTTTGTGTTACCAACACCTTCTGTTAAGAAAGATAGAGGGAATCTTTTATCGTCTTTTCCTGCTAAATGAGTAATAATCGGAGACAGTTCAGTAGGTTTCGCCAACAATGCATTTGATAGACTGTTCATGTCTGTCATTTGCGAGTCATTGTAAAACGTCTTTTGGACGCTTATGTTTGTTCCGTTAATTGCCATTTTTAATTATTTTTAAAGTTATTATACAAATTCAAGTTTCCTTGAAAAATTGCCGTTATTAAATAGTAAGATCTAATCCGTCTAAATCAACATTTTTAGTTCTTCGTGTTGACCTTCGAGTAGACTTAACCCTATCTTCGTTTCTGCTAATACGTTCTTTCAAACTCCTAGCGTTTTGAGTTTTTGCTTTAGATGATATAACATCACTTAAATCAAATCCTGTGTACATTAAATAATCAATTGCTAATTTTATTTCCATATCAGCATTTGAATGATCTATATCTCGTTGTGTATGCCCTTCTTTATTTACAGGCGCTGAAAGATAATCAAAGAATTTATTTTTATCTCTTTTTGGTACTTCTATACCTGCAAAAGAATCTGCATCTGAAATAGTATCAGAAACATTATCCCAAAACTCTTTCATTTGCTCTCTTTGGGCATTTGTTTGTTGTCTTTGACTTTCAATCATAGTATCTCTTTGTTGTGTTTGATGTTTAGATAGTGCCGCTCTAGCTGCTTCTGACTTTTCATATAGTTTTCCAGTATCTTCAAAATCAGATAACATTGATTCAATAAAATCAGAATCATGACCTTTTAATTCTAAATAATCTCCTAATATTGCTTTTTGAGATCTATAATCATCTTCTTCAATATTAACTTGACTATAATCTAAATTAGGATCATAAGCTTCCATAAAATTTTGAGACTCTCCTCCGGCTAAAACAAAATCTAAATGTTTTTTAACTAAAGGAAAAGCTTCAAGAACTTCATCAATTCTATCATCAGCAATTTTTGAAGCTATATCTGCAGTCATATTTGCCAAACCTTCTGACGTATCTTCATACTCAGAACCTTCTAAATCATATCCTAGTTTATCTAAAATCTCTTCAACAACAGTAGAATTAGTTTCATCCTCTTCATCTTCATCATCCTGTTTGCTATCTTCGTACTCTTCTTCTCTAATCTCTTCTTCACCCTCTTCTACTTCTTCCTCTTCTTCTATACCTATATCTTCAAGAGTATTTTCAGGAGATTCCGTTTCTTGCTCTAGTACTTCTTCTTGAGGAGGAGCTACCTCATCTATAGGAGTAGTTTCAACTCCATCACCAGCAATAACATCATCAAAAGTGATGTCATCTAGTTGTATTTTTTCATTTGGGTCCATATATATTTATTGTTTTATTTGGTTACAAAGTTAGTAATTATATTGATATTTTTTATAGTATTTGTTTTTTTAGGGTTTATATTATTATATAACATTTTACTTTTTATTTAGACTTTTAAAAGGTGCAAATATTTGAGATTTTCTATTCTTTTTAGCTCCCCAAGGATAAACATCTTTCACCCTGCTTTTGTAATTAAATTCGTCAACTGCATTATTAAAATACTCAGGAGTACCATGAACATCTGCACTGGTATTATAATACTTAGACCAGTATTTACCTATACCGTCTACTGTTGTTGGGGCTGGATTAGGGTCATTCATATAATATAATCTGGCTACAAGAGCATTAGCTAAAGGATTAGTTCTAACATCTTGTAAACTCATAGTAGCTAAATCTATTCCAAATTTATCTTTAACTTGTTGTA